GGTGGCGTGGGCGCTGCGTACGGCGCGGGCCGCAACCTCCAGCGGGGCTACGTCAAGAAGTCCGACACCTCCAGCGTGTGGGGCGTCGAGCACGTCGAGAAGAAGTTCGACGCCTCCAAGCCGTACACCAACAAGGACCGCGAGAAGGACGGCGTGAAGGGCTACGCGGCTGGCGCTGCTGCCGGTGCGCTCGCCCCGACCGCTGCCGTCCGTGGTGCCTCTGCCGCCAACGCTGGCTCGGGCATGGGTCGCACGCTGCGTCTCATGGGCTCCAGCCGGAAGTCGGCGCTGGGTGCCGGTGCACGCGTAGCCGGTTCGGCGATTCGCCACACCAAGGGCCCGGGCCTGTTCGCCGCGACCATGGGAGCTGCTGTCGGTGGCGCTGTGGGCGCTGCTGCCGGGGACGCCAAGGGCAAGAAGCGCTACAACGAGCGTCGAGCGTTCCAGCGGAAGGGCTGATCCATGAGCACCTGGTCCGACAAGCAGATGCGCGGCCACAAGCGCGCGCAGGGCTACATCAGCGCAGGGACTGCTGCTCTCGGTGTCTCTGCGCTGGGTGCTGCCGGGCTGAAGTCAGGTGCCGCTCGTCGTGGTGCCGTGAAGCTCGCGCGTGTCGCGGGCGGAGGCAAGCCGGGTGCCGCCATCCTTCGTGGTCGCCAGAAGGCCGCGAACGCTCCTGGTGGTCTCACCACGGCTTCTGCCGGTATCGGTGGTCTCGGCGGCTTCAACTTCGCGGCCATCCAGTCCCAGGAGGCCAAGCGATCCAAGAAGGGGATCAGCAAGATGATCCTCTCTCCGGAGGTGGCCGCGAGCCCCTTCGCTCAGATGCACAACCAGCACAACGGGAAGTCCTGACCCAGAGGGTCTTGTCAGTAACTCCAGACTAGGAAGCAGGTAGTGAGATGGCCCGCAAGGTCAAGGAACTCCGAGACCTGGAGATCGACGAGATCTCTCTGGTCGACAAGGGTGCCAACCAGCACGCACGGACTGTCATCGCCAAGCGGCATGACGAGGAGGACACGATGGACGAGTACTTCGACGAGGCTGGCAAGCCGGTCGATGTCGCCTCGCTGACGCTGGGCGACGTGGTCTACGACGCAGAGGGCAACGCCTTCGAGGTCGAGGCGAACGAGGACGACGAGCAGGCTTCGGAGTTCACCGACAAGAAGGAGCTCGCTGGCGCGGGCGTCTCGAAGTCGGACGAGAACCCGTTCCGCCGCGAGGTCGCCAAGAGCGCCTCGACCCCTTCGGTCTCGACGCTTCGTGAGCAGCTGTCGAAGGCCATGACCGACGACGCCCGCGACGACGTCATCGCCAAGGCGTTCGACCAGCTCGGCGAGTTCGAGAAGGTCGCCAAGGCGGCTCAGGAGTCCGCGGAGGCCGAGCGTCAGCTTCGCCTCGACCGCGAGTACACCGAGGTCGCCAAGAACTACTCGGTGGGCATCGCCCCCGAGGAGCTCGGCCCGGTCCTCAAGCGCTGCGCGGAGACCCTGAGCGAGGCGGACTGCAAGGTCATCGCCAAGGCGCTCGACTCCGCGTCGGCTGCCAACGATCTGTTCGAGGAGGTCGGCAAGTCCGGCGCTGGCTCGAACTCGGACGTGTTCCGCCAGGTGGATGCCTTCCTGGACGAGCAGGTCTCCAAGGGCGACGGTACGCGTGAGGCTGCCGTGAGCAAGGTGTTCGAGGACAACCCCGACGCCTACGACGAGTACCTGGCCGAGCGCCAGGGCCGCTGAGAAAGAGACAGGGAGGAATAGGACATGGCTTACGAGGAGAGCCTCAAGTCTGTCTCGCTCGACGCGGACAGCTCGCTCGCCACCTACACGGGCGTGCCCAACCAGCCGGGCTCGGCCACGCCGAACTCGGGCCACCAGTACAAGTTCGTGAAGGTCACCGGTCGTCACCAGGTGGGGCTCGCTACGGCGGCTACCAACGAGGTGGTCGTGGGTGTCCTCCAGAACAAGCCGCAGGTCACCGGCCAGGCCGCGACCGTGGCGATCTCTGGGATCACGCTCGTCCGCGCCTCGGTCGCCCTCGCGGCCGGTGACATCGTCAAGGCTGCGGCTGATGGTCGTGCCGCCAAGGGCACCCCCGGCACGGACGTGGGCATCGGCGTGGTCATCACGCCCGCTGCCGCTGCGGACCAGCTGGCCACCGTTCTCCTTCGGGTGAACTGAGTAAGAGAGGATCTGAGAAATGCCGAACCCGGCTCAGTCCGATCTGCACGTCAACGTTCCTCTCACGAACGTCTCCGTGGCGTATGCGCAGAGCGCAGACCTGTTCATCGCCACGAAGGTGTTCCCGAAGGTCCCCGTGCAGAAGCAGTCGGACCTCTTCTGGAAGTACTCGAAGAGCGACTTCCGCCGTACCGACGTCGAGCGTCGTGCTCCCAGCACCGAGTCCGCTGGGACCGGCTGGAACGTCACCACGGACACGTACTTCACGCACGTGTACGCGGTGCACAAGGACATCGACGACCAGGTCCGCTCGAACGCGGACTCCACCTTCTCCCTGGACAAGGAGGCGACCAACTTCATCACGCAGCAGCTCCTGCTGAAGCGTGACATCGACTGGGCGGCTCGCTACTTCGTCCCGGGCGTGTGGGGTACCAACCTCACGGGTGTGGCCTCCGGCCCGACGTCGAACCAGTTCGTCCAGTTCGACAACGCGTCGTCCGACCCCATCAAGATGTTCGCCGACCTCCAGACGAACTTCATGCAGCAGAACGCTGGCCGCAAGGCCAACACCCTGGTGCTCGGGGCGTACGTCATCAACGCGCTCAAGAACCACCCGGACATCCTGGACCGCATCAAGTACACCCAGAAGGGTGTCGTCACCGAGGACCTCATCGCGTCGCTCCTCGGCGTCGACCGCATCCTGGTGTCGTACGCGACCAAGACGGCCGTGGAGCGCGGGCTCGACGCTCAGACCCAGGACGCTGCGGCGACCTACTCGTTCATCGCCGACTCGAAGTCGGCCCTCCTGGTGCACACCCCGTCGTCCCCGGGTCTCATGACCCCGGCGGCTGGCTACACCTTCACCTGGTCCGGCTACCTGGGCGGCAACGCGCAGGGTGTGCGGGTCAAGCGGTTCCGGATGGAGCACATCGCGTCCGACCGCATCGAGGCCGAGGCGACCTACGACATGCGTGTCATCGGTTCCGACCTCGGGGTGTTCATGTCGGCCGTGGTGGCCTGACACCGACGAGTACTCACAAGGGGGCGGGGTTGGCTTCACGCCTTCCCTGCCCCCTTGGCGTAGAGGAGTGAAGACCTGTGAGCCTGAAGTACATCGTCGGCCGACCGTTCGCGCTCGGTGACAAGAACCTGGAGCCCGGAGACGAGCTCACCGAGAAGGACCTCAACGACATCCCCCGCCTGGAGTCCTGGGTGTCGATGCGGTTCATCTACCGCGTGTACAGCGGCAAGGACTACAACCACCTGCCGCCCTACCTCTTCGCCATCGTCCAGACCAAGAAGGAGGCCCTCGCCAAGATCGAGGCGTCGACTCGTGGTGTCGTGGGCGAGGACGAGGCTGCCGCCCAGGCTCAGGCTGACGGTGCGCAGGACCACCTGTCGAAGAAGGCGGAGTCCCAGATGAAGATCCAGGACTTCATCTACGAGCAGGTGAACCGGGCAAAGAAGCCGACCACCGAGGAGGACGAAGTGAAGGACGACAAGGGCATCGAGCGCGTGGACCCCGCCAAGCTGACGGAGTCTCTGGCTGTCCCCACCGGCGACGACATCGCCGAGATGGACAAGGCGGAGGCGAAGCAGGAGGAGGAGTCGGACGGCATCACCCTGCACGAGACCCCCGAGGAGGACGAGGAGGCCACGAAGGGCGAGGAGAAGTCCGAGGAGTTCGACCCGTCCGAGCACACCGCCGCCGAGGTCCAGGAGTACCTGGACGAGAACCCTGACGACCGCGACCGCGTGCTCGCCGCCGAGAAGGACGGCAAGGCGCGCAAGGGCATCCTGGGGTCCTGATGACCTTCACGTACAGCGGCATCCCCGGGACCAGCATCGTCGAGACGGTGCGCTTCCTCGTAGGGGACACAGTCGCCACCGAACACTTCCTGGAGGACGAGGAGATCGTCTACCTGGAGACTCTGTGGGGGAACAAGGGGACGCCGCTGTACGTGGCGGCTGCGGCGGCTGACGCCATCGCGGCCCGCCTGACCCGAGAGATCGACATCAACTCGGACGGGCAGTCACTCTCGCTGGGCCAGCTGCGTGACAGGTTCAAGGACCTGGCCGTGGAGCTGCGGCACCAGCACGAAGACGCTCTGGTGGGCGGCTCTTCACTCTATGCGGGCGGCATGGACGCTCACCAGAGCCCAGACGCCTCCGTGGCACCCCTGGCGTTCGGCACCGGGATGCACGACAACCCCGAGGCCGGGAACCAGGACTACGGAGACATCTCC